CTAGTGGAAGTGCCGGTAATTGAGAAATAACATTTGTACAAGTATTAAAGAACACCAAGCGTGGTTCTTCAGTAAAATCATCGACTTGCAATCTTCTGTGTATTTCATTTTTACCTGATACCCTACTTCCTTTGCTTCTATCTGATGGCCTCCACCTACAGCCTCTCATAATCATTTGTTCAGCCAGAGATGGGCCAGGATCGCCACGCTTATGCCAAAGGCTACTATCCAACACACCATAAAGAATACTACCATCTTCTTGCTCTAAATTTAATATCATATCAGCTAAATCGGTAGCTAAAACTTTTTTAACATACAACTCTCTGTACACTACTAATTGATCACTAGGACTTATAGCAAACCACAATATGCCACTATAGCTTCCGTACCCATAATCACATGCCCTGAATCTTTTCCAATTTTTTGGGATAGGGAACGGATCAATAACATGAATGTCTCTATTAAATTCAGAAAAGGCTGCTCCTTCATTAACATCCCAATCTCCTTCTAGTAATTGTTTTCTTTGATGTTCAGGCAATGATAACAACATTGTTTCATATTCACCTGAATCAGCTAAATAGGGATTATCAAATAATTTAGCTGGAATAAAACGTCTTTTAAATAATGGCTCACCTTCTTTACTGTGTCCTTTAGGATAAGAAAGTTTATTACCTGTTTCTATATCTGTTGCCCAAAATGATTTATTGTATGGAGAAGGATCAATAAACATTTTTTTAACCCATTGATGCCCTATTCCACCTGGGTTAGTTGTGGCTCTCATAAAGATAGGCAAGTCAGGACTAGCAGTACGTAAACGAGAACGTAAATAGTTCCAAGCGAAAGGTGTTGACCATTGTGTAAGTTCATCAAATCCAATCCAACTAAAAGCTAAACCCTGATAACGTAATACATCTTCTTCTCTATCTAGGTATGAAAACCATAATCTGCCCCCTGAAGGAGCTACCCATTGCATCTTACGTTCAGACCATTTAATATTAGGTATAACTTTAGGGTATAGTTCTTGTGATTTCCACACAAGTTCTCTTAATTCTTCAGTCGTGTGTCGTACTAACAATCCTGAAAACTGAGGATGCATAATATATCGTAGTGGATCAGCTAACATTGCATACGATTTCCCACCACCTGCTGAGCCGCCATACAGTACTTCTCGCTCTACAGATGCTAAAAACGCTGTCTGTGGGCCAGGGTTAGGTTCAAATATAACCTGTCTACCCTCATATGGATCAGACTTAACTTCTTCTACGTTAGCTTCTTCAATCTGTAGTTTGTGTTGCACCGACTCTTTCGGTTTCAATTTTTTCTGCTGCCTTGATGATTTCTTCGTACCTTTTGGCATACTGACGTTTAATTGAAGCTGTTTTCTTACGTCTTCGTTCATCTTGTACTCGTTTTCTTAATCCTACGTGTGATATGTATCTCCCTGTTTGTGTAGACAACCAATTAGAGATTTCCCTATAACTATACTGTCCTAAATATTTTTTAGCTTTTTCTAATGCATCTAGTTCGCTTTTTATAGGTCTAAGAATATTAGAATCATCAGGATCTTCAACATACCCAAATGGTATTGTTCTTGCCATTTTAGGAATAGGCAACCATTGATTTGTGTACCCTTTTATGTCAGGTGTTGGTAAATCCCAATAACCTATACTTTCTGTTGTCATTTTCGTTTAGTTTTAGTTTTAGGTTGCATACGAACATTTCTACGTTTAGCTAGTACTCGTAAATTACTTTTTGAATTATTTAAAGGATTCATGTCTTTATGATCAACATGTTTTCCATCACCCTTTGTAACTAATCCTGCTTTTTCAAATGCTCTACGAGCTTTATTACGAGATGCTCTTTTCTTCTTTTGTAAAGGAGTTTCGTGATATTGCTTGTATTCTTTTTTATAATTACGCTGTGCTGACATCTGAATCTTTAGGGGGTAATATAAACAAACCTGTAGATGAATTTACTTCCATCTTTTCAGTTTTAGCATGGCCTGTTCGATCTAATAGATCTTTAGCTGCTACAATCTTTTCTTTTATACCTAACTCTGTAGGATCATCTAATACATTAGCCATTGAAAATGCAGCTCTAGGAGCAACACGAGCTAAGTATTCTTTAGTCGCATCATTAATTTCATCTTTTAAACTACGCACTACCTCAGACGAGGAAGTAGCATCTGAATAACCTGCTAATTTTTTAGCTTGTACTACGTTCCCATGTGCTTTATCAAATAAAACATCTAGAAACAATCTTTGCTTTTGGGTCAACTCTTTAGGCATTATATATCTTTTCCTTTTGTTTCTTCAGGTAATACTATACTAGGTACAATTTGACACATGGGTTTAGCTTGAAAGACTTTAGGACTCTTCATAGCTATTTCTGCTTTTCCTACTGAATTAGCAAAACACTGTTCCTTTGTTGTTACTAATTCATTGCCTGTTATTACTACACAACTTTCTGCATATGGTGCAGAACATAGTAGTATTATTGGTAGCCACAAACCCATTAGACTAACTCAAAATGCGGGCCATCAATAAACGGCCGTCTACCTTCTGAACGGCGTACATCAATGTATTGATTCATCAAATCTTCTGCTGTACCATCCCACTCATTTAAAGTTTTGTGCCACGCAGCACCCCATCTAATTTTTATGTCTAGTTCTTTTGCCGCAGATTTCATAGCATCTGCAATGTCATCGTAAAGATTCAATTCCCAACTTCCCCTTGATCCAACATAGGCCATAAGATCGACTGCGTGTCCTGTACCAGTAGATTCCTGTGGTAAATGACGGGAGTTCATTGTTTGAGATGCTCCACTTTTAACTAAAGCTGCCTGCTCACTTGTTGTGCGGATGCCACAAATCACACCAAAATCAATTTTAGTTCGCCCTATTGCTAATTTCACGCAATTCTGCAAGGAGTCGTTTACGCCATCTAATTTGCTTAAACTTCTTGAACTTAATGTAAAACTCATATCTTTCTTTCCTCTTTCTCGTGTGGCTATTCTTATATTTTAATCTACTTACTGGAAACTTCCTATCGCCTAAATAGTTTTGACGATATGGAATATGAATCATTTCTTAACTCTACCACCAAAAAACTTACTCACAGATCGTATCCCAAACGATGCGGCCACTATCGCTCCCAAACTTACTTGATACCAGTCAGGCATATTCTGCAACGCAATAAACCCATCAGTCACGATCTGTCTTCCCCAATCGCCGCAGAAACATAGAACTAGTGGAAGAGAGAACAAAATTGTTAGCCATTCATCTTTCCAGCTACTTTGTGTAGCACGTATAGCAGCAAGTTCCCAATCAATCTCACCTGTTGCTTCTTTCATACGAATCTGTGCTTCAGCTTTTTGCACAGCCGTCTTACCATCTATGTAACTTGTAGCGAGTCCACCTATTGAGCCTAGTATGGTTGTAATACTGCCTAGCATTACCAAGCCTTACATGACCAATATCTAGCAGAAGTTTTTGGGCCAGGGTTTTCACAATTATGCCTAGCTCTAAAACTAGCTCTAGCTTTAGGATTGTCTTTTCGTATTGGCATATTAGGATCACCAAACATTACTCGTTTAACTTTACTACCATCGCTGACGAACACAACAGATTTTTTTCTGCCATGACCAGGTTCACCCTTACGAATAGGTCTAGGTGAGTTAAGCTTTACTGTTTTGCCTTGATACTCTGCCATTATCTATATGCCCTTGTTTTTTTCGCAATTTTTTTAGGCTGTTTTACAAACTGCTTGCCACTTTTATTGCCTTTAGCTTTAGCTTTATTAGTAGCCGCCTTTTCTGACGCACTTAACGACTTCCAAGCAGCATCAGGGAGATATCTTCGTTTACCTTGTGAAGGTTTACCTGAAGAGGTTCTCCACTTTTGCTTGCCCCAATCTTTAAGACTTTTTTGACTTTTTGCGAGTGCCATTGGTTGTTACGATTGCGATTGTTACGCACCCTTTCTTGTCATTTTTTTTTTCGGAGTGCCACCTTTAGCATAACCTTTTTTCTTTTTAGCCATACCACCCTTATTCATTTTGCCTTTGCCATCCATTGCAAACTTAGGCATCATCTTTCCTGTTTTAGGATCTTTACCCATAGGCAAAGCGCCGCCTTTAGAATATCCTTTTTTCTTCATCATTGCACCACCTTTAGCGTAGCCCTTTTTCTTCATCATTATATTAGTCCTCCGAATATAGATTGTTAAAAGTTACTTCAGGGTCAAGATAACTATTGTGTATCTCTGCTGAATGTATATATTGACTAGGCTTAAAATCAGGTACACCCTCGCCTGTCTCCCACAATGCAGGACTTGTTGTCCTGACTCTATTATTAGGCAAGGCAACTATGTTACCTGTCCACTTATCTGCATCTGTCAACTGAATTACATGACTTTGCTTATGTTGTGCTGGATCATCAGCTATATCATTTTCAGTATAATCTACAGTAAATAAATATCTACCTTTATAAAACT